ATTATTCCTGAAAGTATTCTCTGGTGAAGTGCTGACGGCCTTCGAAGAAGCCAACATCATGTTCAATGGCTCAGGCGATGGCTCGGCCATGCACAAAGTCCGCACGATCTCCAGCGGTAAGTCGGCTTAACCATGAACTGGGCCGACTCTAAACTCCCCGTAAATTCGGTGAACCCCTCAACACAAGCCGAGGGCGATACCGAGCCTAGACAGCGCAGTATGCGCGAAGGTGTAGAGACTAGACACGGGGCTTCCATAAAAGTTTGTGTGATGTGTCATACCCAGAAACCACTCGATGAGTTCTATAAGAAGGACGCAACGGGTAGGACCGACTCACGTTGTAAAGCGTGTCGGATTATTGATCAACGATTCAAGACGCTTGGCGTCACCGACGATCAATACTGGTCTATGTATCATACACAAGCTGGTCGATGCGGCATTTGTACTCGCCGCCTGTACTCGAAACGCTACAAGGCTTTCTGTGTTGATCACGATCACACGAACGGTCGCATACGTGGCCTCCTCTGCCACAATTGCAACCGTGCCTTAGGGATGTTTCAAGACGACCCGATGACGCTCCAACGCGCCATTGAATGGGTGAAGGTATAGTCCGATCCGCCCAGTAATGGGACGACAAATACGGGAAGCAGTTCCCGGCTAGCTGGAAGACGACTGCGGCCTACCACACTCCCGGTGCTGAGATCAACGGTGTGGCGATCAACCACAACGAGCGCATCATCAACATCGACGCCCTCTTGATCGCACATGCGTTCTTGGCTTCGATCGACGAAGCAATGAACCACTACGATGTCCGCAGCGAGTACACGACTCAGTTGGGTCGTGCCTTGGCTGTTGCAGGGGACAAGAACCTCTTGCAGCTCTGCGTCCTCGCGGCTCGCGCCTCAGCCACTGTCACTGGTGGAAGCGGTGGGACGGTTCTCACGAACGCGGCCTACGGTGCCACGGCGGATACACTGGCGCAGGGTCTCTACGACGCTGGTCAGGCGTTGGACGAAAAGGACGTTCCTGAACAGGATCGTTTCTGCGTCCTCCGACCGGCACAGTACAACCTCCTCGTACAGTCCTCGAAGGCCATCAACCGCGATTGGGCTCCCGACAACGGTAGCTACGCGAGCGGTAAGGTGTTCAGCATCAACGGCATTCAGATCAAGAAGAGCAACCACCTCCCCATCAGCAACATCTCGGAAATGACGGGTGCGGCCAACACGTACCATGCTGACTTCTCGACGACTGTTGGTGTCGTGTTCCACAAGAGCGCGGTGGGTACTGTGAAGCTCATGGACCTCGCGGTCGAGAGCGAGTACCAGATGTGGCGGCAAGGGCACCTGTTCTTGGCGAAATACGCCATGGGACACGGTATCCTCCGGCCTGAAGCTGCAGTTGAGTTGAAGACTGCGTAATCCGCAGCCTTAACCATGAAGATAGGGTAGTCCTGGTGATCCTGGGGCTACCCTATTTTTTCTACTTAGAAGGAAACCATCATGCCCGATACATTGACCACTGAATTGGAAGCCGTCAACGTCTGCTTGTCCACCATCGGTGAAGCGCCTGTGAACAGCTTGACCGGGACCTTACCGGCTGACGTGGCGATTGCCCAATCAGTGTTAACCGAAGTGAGAAGGAAGGTCTGTGGGTACGGCTGGTGGTTCAATGAGGAGCTTAAGGTCCAAACCACATTGGATGAGGACGGAGAAATTATCCTTGCGACGAACGTCCTCCGCGCAGAATTGACGTACCCCGTCTACAACATTGCCTTGGTGCAGCGAGGCACTCGGCTCTACAACTCCTACTCGCAGACTTACACATTTACGAGCGCCCCGAAACTGAACCTCGTGTACCTCCTCGATTGGTCTGAACTCCCGGAGCAGGCTCGTCAGTACATCATGCATCAGGCCGCTCGGATCTTCCAAGCGCGTGTCGTGGGTGCACCCGAGCTGGACCAGGCTGCGTCTCGTGATGAGGTCATGGCCTTGGTCAACCTCAAGAGCGCCGACTCCGACGCCAGGAACCGCAACATCTTCAACGCCCCGAACCTCAGCACCTATCAACGCTACCGCTATCGGAGACCATACTAACCATGGGACTTGTCAGCAGATCAATCCCCACCCTGATCAATGGTGTATCACAGCAGCCGAACTCTCTGCGGCTCCCAACTCAGGCTGAGGCTCAAGATAACTTCTACTCCTCGGTGGTGGAAGGTCTGACGGATAGACCGCCGACAAAGTCTGTAGCCAAGATCTACAGTGGGGCCATTGGTGACGCCAACCCCCACTTCATCAACCGAGATTCCACTGAGCGTTACGTCGTCCTCCTTCAAGATGGTGCCCTGACCGTCCACGATCTGGATGGGGTCTCTAAGACCGTGTCCACACCGGATGGGACGACCTATCTGGATTGCACGACGCCCAGCACGCAGTTAAAAGCCGTCACCATTTCCGACTACACGTTCATCCTCAACACGACCATTCAAGTCGCCCTTGATGCTGCCGTGACTGCGAGCCGCCCCCGAGAGGGCCTGGTGTTCGTAAAGGCCGGGAACTACGGCAGTACCTATCAAGTCTTGATCGACGGTGTGGTCCAAGCGGACTATACCACCTCGACGAGTGTTGTGACGGATATTGCCACGGACAACATTGCCCTCCAGTTGGCAACGGAGCTGAATACCAACATTGGTGCCTCCTACACCATCACGAGGGTTGGCTCTGTCATCCATGTCTCGAAGACGACCGGCGACTTCCGTCTCTCCGTCAGTGACTCACAAGGTGGTGCGTCTCTCTTGGCGTTTAAGGATGCCACACAGACGTTCACGTCACTCCCGACGGTGGCCCCTAACGGCTTCCAACTGAAGATCGATGGCGACGAGAACACGGAATACAACCATTACCATGCCAAGTTTGTGGTCACCCAGACGGGTGATACGTTTGGGCCTGGGTCATGGGAAGAGACCATTGGATTCTCTGAACAGTACAAGCTCGCTCCCGCCACGATGCCTCACATCCTGGTGCGGAATGGTGATGGGACCTTCACCTTCTCCGAGGCTGTGTGGGATGACCTGACCGTCGGTGATACCGAGGTGGCTCCAACTCCGTCCTTCGTTGGGAAGATGATCAGCGATGTGTTCCTCTTCAAGAGTCGATTAGGCATCCTGGCCGGTGACCGTGAGGTCTACAGCGGAGTCGGGGCTTACTTCAACTTCTGGAAGACCACCGTCATTGACACTCTTGACGACGATCCAATCGATTACCAAGTCAGTCACAATAAAGTACCGAGTCTGAAGAACGCTGTGGCCTTCGATGAGAAGACCGTGGTGTTCTCTGAGCAGACACAGTTCCTCGTTCAAGGTGCCCCTCTCTTTACCGCACGGACGCTGCAGACCGACCCTGTCACCGAGTATTCGAGTCGACAGACCTGTAAGCCGCTCGGCCTCGGGAAGAACGTCTACTTTGCCTTCCCTCGTGAAGAGGAAGGTTCCGCGACCGGCTTCGATGGTATCCGTGAATATTTCGTGGATAGCACCACAGCCGTGAAGGACGCTGTTGACATTACGGCACAGGTTCCGAAGTACATCCCAGCCGGTGTGTTTCGACTGTTGGCCTCGTCAACGGAGAACATCTTGATTGCCCTCACAGCGGGGGATCAATCCAAGATGTATATGTATAAGTTCTTCTACGCTGGGGATGAGAAGCTGCAAAGCGCCTGGTCCGAGCACACCATGGGTGTCGCTGGGACGAAGGTCCTGGGTGGGGAGTTCATCAACTCCTTACTCTACCTCACGATCCAACGACCGGATGGCGTCTACCTGGAGAGAATGAATTTCGCTCCTGGTGTCACCGATCCGAATTCTACCTTCGTGACGCTCTACGATCGACGCATCACTGAGGAAGATTGTACCTCTGTGATCTACAATGGGGTGTACACCACCTGGACACTACCGTACGTCGCTGATGGGACTATGAAGGTGGTGACTCGGGAAGTTAACCCAGGTCAGTTGATCACCGTGACAGCTCCCAGTACGTCGACGTTGAGGGCCGTGGGTGATTACACGACGACCCGCGTCTACATCGGCCAGCCATACCTACGTACGTATACTTTCAGTAAGCTGTACCTACGTGAGGAGCGAAACGGCTCCAGCATCGTCATCACGACAGGACGACTGCAGATCCGAACGATGACCCTCCTGTACTCACGGACGGGGGCGTTCACCATCACGGTCACCCCAGATTACCGCGACCCCTCAACCTCGGTGTTCACAGGTCGTATCCTTGGTAGCGGGGCCAACATCATTGGCAACGTGGCCTTGGCTGATGGGGAGTTTCGATTCCCCGTCCTGTCAGAGAATCATAAAGTGACCATTACCGTTACAACAGACAGCTTCCTCCCCTGTCACCTCTTAGGTGCTGAGTGGGAAGCGCACTACTGGACCAGATCACCACGAGGTTAACACGATGGGTCGAGTCAGGGAGGTACAGGATGGAGACGTCGGCTATGTTGCTCGAAAAATGCGAGATGCTGATCGACGAGAAGTTGCCGCAGCCACAGGGCGAGAACCGTTCGAAGCTCTGGAGACTTCCATCTACATGTCCCGCATTGCCTGCTCCATTGTCGATGCCACCGACGTACCCGTGGCCATTTTCGGAGTGGCCGAAGCTGATGACGTCACCGGCATCGTGTGGTTGCTCGGCACGGACGACCTGACCCGAGGGAAGCTCGGTCGGCAGTTCCTACGGGAATGCCGGTTCTACTTAGATCGACTCCATGACCACTGGCCCCTCCTCACCAACTGTGTCGACGAACGGAACACGGTGCATGCCTCCTGGCTTCGCTGGGTGGGATGCACGTTCCTTCGTCGGCACGAGCGGTATGGATATGAACAACGACCGTTTCTTGAGTTCGTGAGGATTAGACATGTGTGATCCAGTTACCATGATGATTGCTGGTGCCGCTACGGGTGGAGCCTCCAACATCGGCGGCACCTACTTCCAGATCGAAGGAGATCGGAAGCGGTACGAGGGTGAACGTGACTACGTCAACGCCCAACAGCAAGCCAACAAAAAGCAGATGGATGAGAACCGGGATGTGGCGACGAAGGCGTTCTTAGAACAGTCCGGTGCAGCCCATCTCCAGCTCTCTCAGTCTCGCGAAGCCACAGCTGCCCAGAACTTCGATAAGGCTCGGGAAGCCCGTAAAGCCAGGTCGACTGCTCTTACGGCGGGGGCTGAAGCTGGCGTCGCTGGCAACTCCCTCGATAGTCTCCTGATGGACTTCCATCAACAGGAAGCCCTCGCATTCCAACGTAATAACCAGAATCTCTTATTCAAGCAACAACAAGTCAGCTCGCAGGTCAAAGGCTACCACCTTGAAGCGGTGGCTAGGACCAATGCGATCAAGCCCATCATTCCATCTCCAATCCAGCCGGTCGATTACATCGGCCCTGCGTTGGGTGTGGCCAAGAGCGCAGGCCAGTCCATGATGTCCATGGGGACGGGCATGCCTGGTAAAGGGAAATAACACATGGCTGAAAAGCGTGTTGTCGTTAATGACTTAGGGGACGCTCCTCAGTTGTCCCCACAAGCCGATCCCCGCGCCTTGGACATCTACTACCGTCCTGGTGCTCCCGATATTGGCTCCCCAGCGAAGACCAACCCCATGCTCAAGCTCGCCGAATCACTTGGCGCGTTGGAGCCGGTTAGTCAGGCCCTCTTTCAACGAGGGTTCGACGGCTACACCAAAGGCCTCGAAGCTGAGGGTGAAGCTGAATTCAATAAGGATCGTCTCGAGCTGAACCGCGAAGAGTGGAACAAGAAGGTCCGAGAGGGACTTCCTCCAGGGGCCAACCCATGGCATGAACGTGGGTACCGGCGATCGGCCTTGAAACAGATGTCGGAAGACTTCTTCAATGACACGCACAATGCGTTCTACGGAGAAGAAGGGGCAGAGGCCAGGAACAGCAATGACCCGAAGGTCATGCAGAAGTTCCTTCAGGACCAAGAGAAGAAGCTCCGCGAAGGGCTTGGCTCTGCGTCCCCACTAGACATCCAAGAAGTCCTCAATCCGTCACTGTCTCAGCACAACCAATCCCTGATGCGAACGCACGCCGCGTACCGTGTCTCGGAACGAGAGAAAGACTTCGAAGCACAGGCGTCGGCGCGGATTACCCAATTCGCTACTGATGGTCTCAAAGAGTTAGGCCCCGAGATGGGACCAAACGAGCGGGCCTTCCACTTGAAGGACATCGCCACGAAGATCAATGGAGTCTTGTACGACCCTGATACAGGGTACGTCGTGAACGGTGGGCAGTCCCCCACGAACCGGCCTAAAGGCGTCCCCTCCAAGGGGAATGAGATCCTCATCAACTCACTCAAAGCCGTAGCCATTCGTGAAAAGAATCCCGCCGTCCTTGAGATCCTGGACCACATCACCAACAAGGATGGGGCACCCATCTCCAAGACCCAGGCGGGTATTCTCGCTATTGAGTCGACCGAGGAACACATCACGGCCCAGAAGGAGCGTGAGGTTCGATTCAACCATTGGGTCAAAGGTCTCCCCCATGAGGAGAGACAGCGGGAACATACCGAGCAAACCTGGGCACGCCAGGATGTGGAATGGCAACGGAAGGCTGACGAGTTCAAGAAGCAAGAAGTCGCCAACGCCACGGAGAAGATGCAGGAGCATTACACGAAGGGGCTCTATGCGGCCTTACGTAGGTCCGTGACCGACCCTAAGGGTGGTCAAGAACGGATCGATGCCATCCTCCAAGATGCCGAGCAGTCCTTCCCCAAGGTGGCTGAGCATCTTCATTCCCTCGTGCACACCTCAATGAAGCAGCGAGTGGACTACGAAGACAATCCGATGGAGGTCGCCAAGATCCGAGTCGAGATGTCCCGTAATCCCCTTGGCTTCAAGGCCGGTCGATTGCAGCAGCTGGTGGAGAGCAAGCAGCTCACCGTCAGAACAATGATGCAGTTGGCTGACGACCTGGAGCGAAACCAACAGCGTGGGGATCACCCCTACATGGAGCAGCCGGACTTCGTGCACATGATCGGGAAGGTCGAGCAGATGGCCATCACCGATGACTCAGGTGAAGGGAAGACGGTGGCCTCGCTGGAACGTGGCGTGAACGCCATGGGTGAGTTCCGAGATAAAGCCCAAGAGTGGATCGAAAAGAATCCCAATGGGTCTGTCGCTTCGTTCCGCAACTACATGCGGGAACAGATCGACCCGATCGTCCAACGCAACAACCCCGAGCACAAGAAGGCCGTCACAGCGGAAGGCAACAAACAAGCCAGCCGTGGTGAGGCGGTCGTGAAGAAGTCTCAGGAACAGTTCCAGCAGAAGGAACTTGAGCGGAAGGAAACGGAGAAGAAGGCTGCGAAGAAGAAGGCTGAGGAAGACCACCGAGCCGAGTTCAACAAGTCCTTCAAACCGACCGGCAAGAAGTCTGCGGAGACCGGAAGGGAATTCCTCCAAGACGAAAAGGGTAACGTGGCGACCCAAAAGATGATCACCATTAATGGTCATCCCGGCATCGCCAACGGTGGCATAGTCAACGTGCCCACCATCATCGGTGGGAAGCTCTACTCAGACGAAGAGGCCATCGAACTCATTGCGAAGAACGGTGGGAAAGATCCCGATACCGGGAAGCCTCTCAAACGCTACTACAGTATTTCTGCCGCTGAGATCGCTGCTCGAGAGCAGTCGGCTCGACTCGGTAAGGAATGGGACAAACTAAAAGCAGCTGAGAAGAAAGGTAAGTAAGTAAATGATCGATGACATGGGTACCGATTGGGACAAGGTAGCTGCCGAGGCAGATGCCAAAGCGAAGGTGCAATCCACCAACGCTGTCAGTTCAGTCGAAGCCGATCCAACAGCAACACCGTCAGGAGAAGGTCGCGGCTTTGTCGAAGACGTTCTCGTCAGTGGCCTCGCTGGTGGTGTCGAACAAGCAGGGCGGGGAGTGTACTCCACCGTCAAGGGAGTCGCAGAGCTGGCCGGTGCGAAGCTACCAGACCTCGGTGACCCACTCATCGATAAGCCTGAAGGCATTGCCGCAAGCATTACCCGAGACGTGACACAGTTCGGTCTCGGGTTTGTCGGCGGGATGGGACTACTGAAGGTGACCGGGGTGGCTGCAAAGCTGGCTCCGGTTGCTAAGGAGATCGTCGCAAGCGGTGTGGGAACCGGTATTGTGGCCGACCCCACTGCTGACCGCCTCTCCAATCTCATCCAGAAGTATCCAGCCCTCGAGAACCCCGTCACTGAATTCCTCGCCACGAACGAGGACGACGGGATCGCAATGTCCAAGCTCAAGGCCTCGCTCGAAGACATGATGACCACACCGGTTGCCATGGTCATGATGAAGGCCTTGACCGGAGTGAAGCACGCCATCAAGGGTGACAAGGCAGCCCTAGACGTCGCCGACGAGGTGGCTGCGGATCTTGCGAAGGCTTCGGTGCGTCCAAATGCCCCCACAAGTGGGACGATTGAACTCACGCCAGGATTGAAGCCCCAAGACGCCGACCTGTTCAAGGCGTTCCCCGGTTCGAAGACCGCCGACAACGTCACCATGGCGAACGTCGACGAGATCAAGCTCGGGCACTCCCTCGACACACCCGAGGGCAAGGCGTCAGTTGATAAGTACGTCAAACTCTTCAAAGACGATCCATCCAAGGTTCCCGCCATCATTCGAGAGAAGTTGGAAGATGGGACCTTCTCCACTCCCTCAGGGAATGGTCGACTCCAAGCAGCGAAGCAATTAGGGATTAAGCAGATCCCTGTAGTTGATTTCCAATCAGCTGCATCCTTGAAAGCGGAAGCCCAGAGGATCAGCGAGAGTACCATCATTAAGACGCAGTCAGGGAAGGTGGCCTTTACCTTGTCGAAGGATGAGGCCAAGGCGTTCGATGCCCATGTGAACTACATGGTCTCCAACGACCGGCTGGAAGACGTGTTCCAATTCCCAGCCTTCTCCGCATTCAATGCCAAGAACACCGATGCCCTCCCAGAGACGAAAGAAGTCGTGCAGGCCATGTCGGACTTCCTCGCCCCCAAGCTGCAGAAGCTTCAGGGTGGGGTTCGTACGCATGTCGAGACCGATCGCTTGGCTGATCTGGTCGGGACCAACCCGAAGCAAGTGTACGCCAACCTCCAAGCGGCCTTCCAAGGAACGAAGAACCTCGACGTCACCATCACGGCGGCGAAGGGGTTGATCTACTCGAAGGCGAGAGAGTTGCGCGGACTGGCCACACGTATTCGCCATGAGGTGTCTACGGACGTGGACCACGCCAACGCGGCACGCCTCGAAGACGAACTCACCGACCTCATCGGGATGACCCAGGCCGTTCGTAAAGAAGGTGCTCGTGGGACGTCTGCCGGTCGAGTGAAGACCGGTGAGAAGCAGTTAGATGAAATGATCACCCTCTTCTCCATGGTCAAGGACGAGAAAGAACTCGTCACCTTGGTGAAGGGCAAGTCCTACCTCGGGAAGCTCTTGGATGCCCACAACGAGTTCTGGATCAACGGCATCCTCTCAGGTGTGAAGACCCATGTGGTCAACATGACCTCAGCGGCGACGAACACCCTCCTACAGCCGATGAACCAGATCATTGGTGGAGCCATCACACGTAATAAAGCTGAGATGGCGGAAGGTCTCGCGATTTACCGCGGTATCCGTCGGCATGTCTTCGACTCATTTGAAATGGCTGCCCGTGCGTTTAAGTCGGGTGACGCCATTCTCGATCCGGGAAAGTCCTCGGACGAGATCGTCAAGAAAGCCATCTCCTCCGAAGCCCTTGGTGGAGGTCGATGGGTAGATTGGTTGGGGACGGTCGCACGTATCCCTGGCCGGTTCCTCAAGGCCGAAGACGAGTTCTTCAAACAGATGAACTACCGTGCCAAGGTTGAAGCCAACGCGGCACGAGAAGCAGCCAACCTCGTACAAGCCCAGAAGCTCGATCCTGCCAAGATGGTGGACTGGACCGATGGGAAAGGTACCACCAAAATCTCCGAAGTCGAGAAGTACATCCGAGAGAAGTTCAACGCCTCGTTCAACGTCGATCAGATCGGCATTAACAAGGACGCGATCAACTACTCCCGCGAGATCACCTTCACACAAGACCTCAACGATATGAAGGTCTACGACTGGATGGGCACCCGCTCACCAGCTGCGAGACTACAGGAATTCGCCTCCGGACACCCCCTGCTCCGTGGAACCGTCCTCCCGTTCATCAAGGTTCCGACGAACCTCATGCGAGCGATGGGTGACTTCACCCCACCGATCGCCCTCCTCAAGAAAGAAGGGATGGACATCCTCCGAGGGGTCAACACTGATCCCCACGACAAGGCCATGTACCTTGGTCGACTCACCACCGGGACGGCCTTGTGGATGGGGGCCGGTCTCCTCGCTGTCGAAGGCCGCATCACCGGCTCCGCGTACGGAGACAAGGAGATGCGTGCTCGACAGATGGAGAGCGGCTGGCAGCCGTATTCGATCAAGATCGAAGGGAAAGATGGGACGGCCAGGTACGTATCGTACCAACGCTTAGATCCCTATGGGGCCTTCTTTGGGTTGGCCGCAGATATGGCGTACCTCTCCCAGCACATTGACGAAGATTCCAAGAACAACCTGGCGACGGCGATGGCCTTGGCTCTGTCCAAGAACATTGCCAGCAAATCCTACCTCCAGGGCATCATTGAAATGTCCACGATGATTGGGAGCGGTGTCTCAGCGGAAGAGCAGGTCGAGCGCATGATTCAAATGCGAGCGGCCTCCTACATCCCGCAGTACGCCAATCTCTACACGGGGAACGATGAACTGAAGGAAGTTCGCTCCATTATGGATGCGATGATGGCGAAGATCCCTGGTCTCTCTGAGCAGGTGGAAGCCAAGCGGGACTACTTTGGTGAGAAGCGGATGGCCCCGATGGGTTACCCGTGGAACGCCGTTGACCCGTTCCCCATCTCTCAGGACAAGGACGCCGTTCGCACTGAGTTAGCCAGACTCTCGAGATCACAAGCTGAGACTCGGTTCACCACACCGGATACCAAGCTCGGTTCGCTGGACCTCACCCAGATCCGCAACGCAGCGGGTCAGACCGCCTACGATCGTTGGACCGAGTTGATCGGCACCACGACGATGGGTGGGAAGACCTTCCACGAGAAGCTGAACGAAGTCATTCAATCCGACCGGTACAAGGCGGGGAATGACGGAACCAGCGTCTACAAGGAAGGCAGCCGCCCCACCATGCTGAAGCGGTGGCAAGAGAAGTACCGTGAGAAAGCCCTCCACGAACTCTTGAAGGACTTCAAACTCGACAGCGGGGAAGACCTTCGTGAGGTGGTCCGGGCAGACAAGCGTAACAAGAAGGATGTCAAACGTGGGAGGGTGGACGAGATCAGAGATCTCCTAAGCCTTTCTAACTAAAGGAAAGCAATGGCCCTCTCATTTGTCTTAACCAACGGGGATGGGGCGACGACCAACTTCGCCGTCCCATTCCAGTATCTCGACATATCCCATGTGCATGTCTACGTATCAGGGACTGAGAAGTCGTTCACCTGGATTAACAGTTCCACGATCCAAGTGTCTCCCGCACCAGCGAGCGGCACCCTCAATGTGGAAATCCGCCGGGTGACTCCTAGAGATGCAGCACTCGTCGATTACCAGAACGGCTCGGTCCTTGGAGAATCCGATCTCGACCGAACCGCACAGCAGTCCCTCTTCATCTCACAAGAGTATTTCGAACAGACGGAGAACTTCTTCCCGGCTGGCCACGCGCTCGACTCCCACACTGATTCGACCCCAGCGGAGTCGACGGCCAAGGGAGCGTTGCGTATCTACGACCAAGACTCCAAGACACGAGCCCTTGTCGCCACAGACGGCGGTCTCCTGCAAGGGGACACGGCTGAGACGAAGGGTGCGAAGTTCCTCCCGGTTGGCACCAATGGGCAGACCCTTGAGGTCGATACCGGAGTGACCGGCAAGCTCGCTTGGAAAGCCCCTCTCCGCGACACCGTCACCACGAAGGGTGACATCCTCGTTGCCACCGCTGCTAGTACCCCGGCACGGAAGGCCGTGGGGAACGAAGGTGGAATTCTCATTTGTCTCCCGGCGACCTCTGATGGTCTCTCGTGGCAAGACGGCATCATGAACGGTGCGCCACTCATCGGTGGGTACCTCACTGCCGTGGCCTCAGCTGGTGCGGTGACAATTGCGGTGAAGACATTGGCCGGGGCTGATCCCTCGGCTACGTCTCCCGTGTTCGCCGTCTTCAGAAACTCCATCGGGACCTCCGGTGTGGTGACACTACGTAAGATCACTGCGGCCTTGAGTCTGACCATTCCCAGCGGGGCAACCCTTGGGACCGTCGCATCCAACCACTACCGCATTCACATCGGGATGCTGGACAACGGTGGTACGGTTGAACTCTTCGTTTGGAATGGTCACGATACTGTCTCTGGGCCGGTCTGGTATGCCGAGAGTCAACTCCTCGCCACTACCTCTATGGGAACCGGCAGCGATGCCGCACATACCGCCTACAGCACCACAGGCCTAGCGGCCTCGCCTTGGCGCTACACGGGGTATGTTGAGTTCAACGTCGCCACCCCTGGTACCTGGCCCAGTCCGTACCAGCTGGCCACGGCGACCGTCCTCACTCCACTACCCGGACAGATCGTTCAAGCGCGATTCGTTCCGACTGGAGCCTACGCCGTGGGGAGCACCACTGCAATTCCCTTCGATGACACCATTCCTCAGATCACTGAGGGCGTGGAGTTCATGACCTTGACGATTGCGGCATTGAATCAAGCGAACCTCATGCAGGTCTCTGTGCAAGCACAGCTCGCCCATAACTCAGCCAGTACCGCCCTGACGATGGCCCTGTTCAAGAATGCCACAGCGAACGCCTTGGCTGCGGCCTACTGGGTTGCGAACTCAGCACAGCCGGTCCCTCTGCACATTCAGTTCTGGGAGAAACCCAATACCACCTCCGTCACCACCTACCGCGTCCGCGTGGGCAGTGATGGTGGGGCCACCACCCCGTACATGAACGGTACATCATCCGGTCGGCGGATGGGTGGAGTTGCGAACTCATACATGCAGATCAACGAAATCTGGACCTAAGATGAACAACGAAACATTCATCACCACCGTGGTCCGTATGGACGCCGTGTTGACACGCCTCGAAGCCACCGTAAGCAAGTTAGAAGCCAAAGTCGACACCTTACAGACGAAGCAACACTACTGGTCTGGAGCCATCACCGCCGTCGGTGTCGTCGCCTCAGCGATTGGTGCTACCGCCGCCTTGGTGTTCCAATGGCTCCGACATTAACCGAATGGTCAGAGGAGGTCGAGCAATGGCTCCCTGGATGGGAGCAGGAGCACGACCCCTCCGACTATGATGTCCCTTGTGGACAGAATGAGTTCCTATGGCCGTCGTTAAGACCAAACTGCACCAGTTGCGGGAACGCCTAACGCAGGAGTTCGCCGACATTCTCCGAGAGGGTGGTGATCCCATCCTGGACAAAGACGGTCAGCCGGTCATCGTGGAGGGGCGTGTCATGCGCGAGCGCCCCTCCCCGGCCATGCTGAACGTCATCCGACAGCATCTGAAAGATAATGGCATCGACGATGACCCCATTGAAGGCAACTTCAGGACGGTCGATGTTAACGATGCCCTCCCATTCCAGGAACCTCCACGAGGCATCCCGGAACATCTACGTACCGCCATCGAAGAGGAGTAATACGTAATGTGGCTACTCTTGTTAGTCTTGATCAATCCCCTCGGTGACGGGAAAGACCACGCCAGACAACTCGATCCGACGTCTGGGTACCTGACCAAGGAAGAGTGTGTGCAGGCTGCAATAAGTAGAGCTAAGGAGATCGAAGCTTTCTACGGAGACAAGCCCATTCCACCGATGGGCCTCGCGTGTTACAACCCGACTCAGAAGAAGGTCTAATGGACGGATACACCCCACAGACTCCGGACGACTTTCGAAACTTCGTCTGGATCGTCTGGAAACACCTCCGTCTCCCGGCCCCCACCCCGCTGCAGTACGACATCGCCAACTCCCTCCAACACCCGGACGACGTACGTCAACTGATCAAAGCGTTCCGAGGCGTGGGCAAGTCGTGGATCACGTCGGCGTTCGTCTGCTGGATCTTAGACCACCACCCGGATTGGAACATCCTGGTCGTCTCAGCCAGCAAGTCGAGGGCCGACGACTTCTCCACGTTCGTCATGCGCCTCATCAAGGAACTACCATGCCTCCAGCACCTGAGGCCGAAAGACGGCCAGAGAGATTCCAAGATCAGCTTCGATGTTGGTCCTGCCCCTGCTGCCCATGCTCCTTCTGTCAAGTCGTTGGGGATTACATCGCAGCTTACCGGCAGCCGTGCCGACATCATCATTGCGGACGATATCGAGGTCCCGGCCAACTCCCAGACGCAGGTGATGCGCGACAAGCTCTCTGAGCAGATCAAGGAGTTCGACGCCATTCTGAAGCCGCTCCCAACGGCCAGGATCATATTCCTCGGTACGCCTCAACACGAGCAGTCGGTCTACAACCAGCTCCCCGATCGTGGGTACAAGGTCAAGACCTGGCCGTCTCGAATGCCTAAGGCTGCGGACATCAAGTTCTACGGTGGGTCTTTAGCCCCATACGTCCTAGGCCTAAAGCTCCAGGATGGACAGCCAACAGACCCAGATCGTTTCGACGATTTGGACCTACGAAAGCGGGAAGCCTCCTACGGCAAGATGGGCTTCGCCCTCCAGTTCCAGCTGAACACCAACCTCTCCAATCTCGAGAAGTTCCCCTTGAAAGTTCACGACTTGATCGTCATGGACATCAACCCAGACGTGGCTCCTGAGCATGTCATCTGGGCTGGTGACGACAGCCTGGTTGTCAACACTTTGCCCAACGTCGCCATGCAGGGGGACAAGTTCCACCGGCCTATGGCGTACCAAGGCTCCGGAGAGAACGGGACAGCCAAGTGGCTGCCGTACACCGGTCGTGTCCTGGCCATTGACCCTGCCGGTCGTGGCTCAGACGAGCTTGGCTACGCGGTCGCCTTGATGCTCAACGGCCAGCTCTTTATCCCGGCCTGTGGCGGTCTACGAGGCGGCTACAAGGCGGAGAACCTGGAAGCCTTAGCCAAGATTGCCCAGAAGTGGAAAGTCAACCATGTCGTGATCGAAGAGAACTTCGGTGACGGTATGTTCTCGGCCCTCTTCAAGCCGGTCCTGGCTCAGTTCCACAACTGCTTCGTGGAGGAGGTCAAGCACTCCAAGCAGAAGGAACTCAGGATCATCGATACCCTTGAGCCGGTTCTCACCTCCCACAAGCTTGT